GTATTGAATTTTTGGATGTTTGGTTGCACAATAGAAAAAATAGAAAGAGAAATAATGATTGATTATACTACAGCTGGTTTTTTTGGAACCTTTTTGTTAGTCGCCCTATACTTTAGTGGTAAAAAATCACAAACAGAAGGGTATAGGCAGGGTGTCGAAGATGCACTAACTAGTGTTGAAGAGGCATTAAATCATGATAAAGAAACAATAGATGGCCTATATGAAAAAATGGCCAAAAATCATGGTATTAGGATCACAATTACCGAAGAATAGACTTGACATTGTGATTAAAATATCGTAAACTATATACGAATCGTAATTATAGGTGAATAAATGGTTGACTTTGAATTTCTAGACATTTCTGGTTCTGGAAAAAATAGAAGAAAACTCGCTGCAAAGGTATGTTCCTTTGTAAAGTCTCAAATATTTCCTAAAACTCAGAGAGTTTTACTAAATGTTGAGCTAATTCAAAACTTATCAGGAAAAGAAGGTGTACTTGGCGATTGTCTTGATGAAGATGATCGGGAGTTCACTGTGCGTATCGATAGTTTACAAAATGATACAGCTTTTATAAAAACATTGTGCCACGAATTGGTGCATGTTAAACAGTACGCAAAGAACGAATTGCGTCAATCGCGTTCAGATCGAATGAGTTTCAAAGGTAAAACCTTCTCAACCGATACTGATTACATGAAACGTCCACATGAAAAGGAGGCATACGAATTAGAAGACGTTCTTGCGTCACAATTTTTACAAATAAATGGAGAATAATATGTCTAGAATGGGAAGTTATGTAGTAGAACTACAAGAAAAAGGCCTTTGGGAATTTGATGAGAACCGAGAGCCTAATTTTGACGAATATTACGAAGAACAATTTAATAGATTCGACCATTGTGTTACTGATATTATGGAAAATGGCCAGAATACTTGGAGACAGGCAGTTAGAAAATTATATCAGCAAGAAGAAGACGATTATGAAATGTTTGATTTGACAGCAGACGCATATTGTTATCAAAAATTAGAACATTGGTTATATAAATGGGATTTAGCAGCAGAAAAAATTGAAGAAATCTGCAATAAATTCTTTTTTAGCCCTTGACAAATAGAGAATCATACACTATACTGTATGAGTAACGTGAAAAAAACTGAGGAACTTTATATTATGGCTTATATTTCGCAAAAGATGAAAAAAGAACTTGCTCCCGCTATCAAATCGGTGTTGCAAAAGTTCGGTGTGAAGGGTTCAATTGCTATTAACAATCACTCTTCTCTCGTTGTGAACATCAAAGAAGGTGTCTTTGATTTTATTGGTATCGCCAATGAGAAAAACAAAGAAATCTCTGAACGGCGGGGTACAACTTACTACGCGAATGAAGGATATATTCAAGTTAACACTTATTATCCTGAGACATATGGTGAAGCTTCTCAGTTTTTTGAAGAACTGGTTGCTGCAATGAAAGGTACAATATGGTATAATAACACTAACGCACAAATTGATTATTTTGATACTGCGTATTATATCGATATTAACGTTGGTAAATGGAACAAACCTTATGTTTGTACTGCAACACAAGAAATGGAGGCCGCATAATGTGGTATGTTGAACGAATAGTAAATTGGCAAACTCAAGAAAAAGAAATGTGGGTGGGATTGACACAGGAGCAATCTCGTTCATTACATTCTGAGTTATCTCAAGAACATTTTTCTGGCAATTCTACTGCAATGATTCGGTCTGGAAAAATGGATACTGGATAATGAACCGAATACAAGCAAAAATTTTACCATTGATGGATCAAATTCAATGGATGATGGAAAACAATGAGCATTTAAAGGAACCTGATAAGGTTTTTTCGCTTATGGATAGTGTTAGCATATATTTTGCACATATGAGCGACGAAGATCGTGATTATTTACATGCTGTTCAAGATGTGGTCGAGGAAGGCCGGATATGGAACAAAAATATTTAGCAGATTTATTAGAAATTCGTAGCAATTTCTTAAAATTCTATAGAAAAAGTGAAACGCCTGATATACATATAGATATGTCGTTTTTTAAATTGCATAATATGATAACAGAAATAGAAAAGGAGTTCGAAGATGGCAGAAGATCGAGTATCAATGAGAGTTGGTGAATTGTATTCTAGAGGATTAGAATATAATGAGGCCCAAGTTCAATTTTTGAGTGAGTTTTCTACACCAAACTCAGAAGAAAATCAAGAACTTTTTGATAAAGCATGGAGCAATTACGAACATATGCGCTTTTCCGCCTTACAATTTATGAAGGGTTAATCTTTTGAGTATTGAATATCAAGAAGATGGAATTTATAACGTTTCTGTAGATACTAATACAGGAACTGTTATTGTTGGAAATGAAAATTATATTGAAAACGATCCAAAACTGGCCAGATTATTTGAACTAGCATATATAATGGGCCGGGATCATAAAAAAAGACAAATTGCCAAAGCTTTAAGTGGATAAAAACTATTGACGAATCATATTTTATATGATAGATTATATTAAGTAAGAAACAAAACTCCACTTAGCTCAGCTGGATAGAGCAAGTGCCTTCTAAGCACTAGGTCAGAGGTTCGAATCCTCTAGTGGAGGCCAATTAGGAAAGGATGAAAATGAAAACGCTGCCGACTAATGGAATGCCATTTGATATGCATCAAAAAATACAAGCGCAAATTTATGGACATCCTAATGTCTATCCAAATAGTGAGCATATTATGCCTCCTATGGAAAAGGAACGTATTCGTGTTGTTGAAGCATCTACACGTACTGATCTTAAACTGCAACAAACTCGACAAGTTGAAGAACGTATGAAAGAAATTCAATCGTTGAGAGAACAAGCAAAGGCAAGATATGATGCTTATGGAACTAGTGTTCCAGCTGCCTATACGGAAGGTGAATTTGTAGATATAGAAGTTTAATGCGGATGTCGTATAATGGTAATACCTTAGATTTCCAATCTAAAGCCGAGAGTTCGATTCTCTCCATCCGCTCCAAATAAAAAATCCAAACTCGACGGAGTAGGGATTGTAGTGCAAGGAAATGGGGGTAATACAGCCCCTAACTTGGCTCATAGTTGTAGTGACACTGGTAGACTCTGGAGACAGGGAGTGCTAGATTTCAAACCTAACTAGTTTGATGTGAGGCTTTTCAGATAGTTTGATAGAGGATGTATCATTCTGGAATTGTGGGTATTCCTAAATCCCACCTACACATTAATAAAGGTCAAGTGTTGTTACCTTGCAATGTCGCAGAAGACACACAAAAGGGTCACTGAACTTAATAAGTGCGCGTGGGATCATGGTTAATCCCACAACCAATAAAATGAGGATATATTATGCGTAGAGGAAGCAAACCTGAAGCAGAAGACTATATAAAGGTAAGGTTAGAGTTTCTTCACGAAGAAAAGAAAAAGAATGATAATCAAACTGCACATTTAGTTTTAGATAAAGCAATTTATGAATTAAATGTTGTTCTCGATCTTTTAACAAGAAACGGAGTTTAGCGCAGTCTGGTAGCGCATCTGCTTTGGGAGCAGAGGGTCAGAGGTTCGAATCCTCTAACTCCGACCAAAAACATTCCGGCGTAGCTCAGTGGTAGAGCAGTTGACTGTTAATCAATTGGTCGTAGGTTCGACCCCTACCGCCGGAGCCAAGAAAGAAAAAGATGTATAAACCTTTACCAGACTTTTTAACAATTCATAATTCTGATATTGAAGGACTAGGACTATTTGCATGTAAACCAATTGCAAAGGGTACTGAATTAGGTATGTCTCACTTTCATTGGGGGGAAGAACTAATACGAACCCCTATAGGCGCATTCTACAACCACTCTAGCGAACCTAACATAGAAAAGGTTAGAAGAGACAGTAGATACTTTATCGTGGCGACCAGAGACATTAGGTCGGGTGAAGAAATAACATGTGAATACACTTTTTATAATATGGAGTAAATAATGAGAAATCAAGTGACAGCAAATAAAGATACATGGAACACTGATAGTGACGGTAACATTCGTTTATCAACTACTAAAAATTTTAAAGAAATGGGAATTCAACAAGCAGACACTTTTGCTGCAATGGAAATTGATGGTAGTGTAGTACTGGTTAAAATTGAGATGACACTTAAATAGGCCCGTCTAGCTCAGTTGGTAGAGCAACTGATTTGTAATCAGTAGGTCGGGAGTTCAAGTCTCTCGACGGGCACCATTTAATATTGGAATTGTAATGACCGAAAAAGAAAAAAAATTAATTTTGCTTACTGACTATATTGAACAAAAAGTCAGAAAAGAAAAAGAATTGGAATATTACTTAAAACAACTTGACAAGTTGAAACAAAAAGTATATTATCTGAATCAAGAAATAAATCTTACTAATTTAATAATTGATATGGTTAACAACGAAAGTGTTGTTGATATTCGTGAACAGTTGTTGGACAAACAGCAACAAAATCTGTTAGGAAGAAAAAAAGATGACTCAGAAACCTAAACGAAAGCGCAGAACTAAAGCAGAAATGGAAGCCGCTCGAGCAGCGACACCAAAGTTTCGTGATATCTTTGACCACTTAGAAGAAGACACGCCAAAAAAATCTCCAGTGAAGAATAAACGCAAGCGCCGTACAAAGGCACAGATTGAGGCCGATAAGAAAAAGGCGCTGGAACAGGAAGATGAAAAGTGGACTATTCCACAGAATAAAACTGTGTACTATGACCGCCCTCCTAAAACCAAGGGCCCAAAACCAGTTTTAAAAAAATATCCAAAACCAACACCTAAAGCAAAGTTTGATGATTCTTTGATTTATGAAAAATTAGAATTTCCTGGCGATATGATATATGCAAAGGCAAAAACCAAAGCAGAAAACTTTCATTTGATGTATTGGAATTCTATTGACAAAGACTGGAATATATTGTATAATGGACGTTACAATGATACACCCAAACATTGGAAACACTTTGAAAAAATTAGAGATGATGTTATAGAAAGTAAAAAGGAAACTAAAGATGTCGGAAAACGAAAACGAAGTAGTAGTGGACGAAGCAAAGCGAAGTCAACTAAAGGAAGATCTGTCAAAAAGAAAGTGCCTTGTAAAGTTTGAAAAGGCTGATGGAACTATTCGTGATATGATGTGTACTACAAATCCACGTATGATTCCATATCCTGATAATCCAACTGAGGCAGAAGGTGATATTCCAAAAGAAAAAGATGATAATCTTATTGTAGTTTGGGATTTAGAAAAAGAAGGATGGCGCTCATTTAGATTTGAACGTCTTCAAAGCTGGGCGAGAGGATTAGGTTAATGGCTGGTAAAAAATCAAGAGATCAATACGTTTCTAAAGGTGAACGTAGAAATGTTGCAAAGTCTGGATGTACTAAACGTGCAAAGGGTACTTTGGAACATGCACTAAGACAACGCCAAGCGTGGTCAGAAGGTAGGAATGTTGTTTTGACTATCGACAATCCAAACAAGAATGAAACTAATCGTAAAAAGATTAAAATTAATGCTCGTGAAGTCTGGGGTGATCCAAAGAAACAACGTTCATTTATGATGAAGGATGCCTGATGGTAACTTTCAATATCAAAAAACTTCATAAGAATACAGCCTCTCTGTTTGTTGCAGAGAGGCATTACTCTGCTGTGATGCCTAGATTGACTAAACACTATCTTGGGTTTTTTGATAAAGATGTATTAGTTGGTGTGCTGACATTAGGATGGGGAACAAATCCTATGGGAACAATTAAGAAAATGTTTCCAGAATTGACTACAAAAGATTATTTTGAAATTGGCAAAATGTGTATGGACGAATCTATGCCAAGAAATTCAGAGAGTCAGATGTTGTCTCAAACAGTAAAATGGATGAGAGATAATACTCCAGATATAAAATTTCTGTATACTTGGGCAGATGGTATTGTAGGCAAGCCTGGCTATGTCTATCAATCTGCCAATTTTTTACATGGGGGATTTATATGGAGCGATGTATATGTCACTGATAAGGGCGAAAAAGTTCATTTCAGAACTATACAAAGAAAAATGAAAAAGGAAATGGGCCGTGATGATTTGAAGTATGGGCCAAGGCCAAATGATGAAAAAATGGGCGAGTTGGGTTTTTCTAGAGTATGGGGAAAACAATTTAGGTATATCTATCCAATAACCAAAAAAGATAGAAAGTATATGAATAGAAATTCCACTTGTGAATGGGATATGAATTATCCCAAAGATGCCGATCTAGAATGGAAGATCAAACGCCCGGGCGAAACTAGTTATACTATTAGTTCTGAAATGCCTTTTATACATAGTAAGGATGTGGAACACAATAAAAACAATATCGCAAGATATAAAGCAGAAAATAGTTTAGATAATTATTTATAGGAGATGATAATGGATATTGAAGATACCTTTGAAGCAGATTTCGAGTTTTCTTATGTAGAAGGAGAAAATGGTAGAGAAGGAATGCGAGTGAGCATGTCAGTTGATGCTTCTGATATGATCATCGGCGATGTTTTAGAACGAGTTGAACAATTTTTAATTAGTTCTGGTTATGATTTTATTAAGAGAGGAACATTACGATTAGATAATCATAACGGTAAGACATTTTCAAGCGAAGATGTTGGTTGGTTTTCTGGAGAAACAAACTTATTTCCAGAAGATGTTGAGGGTGTAACATCTCTAAAAAAAGTTAGCCAAGAACAAAACGTTTTAAAGAGTGTTTTAGAAGAACTAAAACGGAAAGATAATATTGATATTGCAGAAAGAATGTCTGGTATAGATAGAACTGCAAAGGTAGTTGATCTTGGAAAATATCAAGAAAAGAAAGACGAAGAAGATATCCTATTTGCTGTATCTACAGAATACGAACATATAAGCCCCGGCGGGGAAACTCCAAATTGGAATGATTATGATGTTAGTGTTACTATTGAAGATATAAGTATGGATTTTGCAAAACATGAATTAGAAGTTGATGAAGATGATAATATTATAGAAACAGAAAAGGATTAGATATGGCATTTAAATTATCAAATAGATCAAAGGTTAAATTAGAAGGTGTCCATCCAGATATGGTCGCAGTCGTAGAGCGTGCTATCGAATTGACTTCGGTCGATTTCGGAGTCACATATGGTGTTCGGACGGTCGAAGAGCAAGAAAAATTAGTAGCATCTGGACGTTCTCAAACTATGAAGTCAAAACACCTTATTCAAGATAGTGGATATTCACATGCAGTTGATGTCGTAGCTTACGATGGATCAGATGTTGTGTGGGAAATTAATGTATACGATGATATCTGCGATGCATTCAAGCAGGCAGCAGAAGAAAACGGCGTTGCAGTCAAGTGGGGAGCAGCATGGTCAGAAGGCGATATCCGTTCTTATGAGGGTACAGCAGAAGATGCAATGAATGCATATATTGATTTGCGCCGTTCTCAAAATCGCAGACCATTTATTGATGGCCCGCACTTCGAACTGATAGTGTGATAAAAATACCATGTGTATTAAAAAGTTGAAAAACTATTGACGCACATGGAAAACTATGTTATAAGTATACTTGTAATTGTTGATACGATTCAACATACATACTGGACTTGGGGGCAGTACCCAACGCCTCCACCATAAATGCACTATGTCCTGCTGCAACAGGAAGTTTTGCAGAACATAGATGGCCCGAATGGGTGGTCAAAGTTAGTGCATTTATGATGGGGGCGAACTAGGATCGACAGGTGTGTAGAGATGAGAGTAGATTACCGTGTTGGCCTACGTTATTCAGCCACAAACTACAAATGCAAACGATAATTTTGCACCATCTGAGTTTGCTCTAGCAGCATAACCACAGGGGGTTGGTCACTCACCTAGCAACAGAAGTAGTGACATTTTAATTTATAAGAATTTTAACAAAGGAAATACAGAAATGAAAACTCTTATTACGGCAAGTGTTGTTGCACTTGGTTTGGCAAGTTCGGCCGCAGCGATTGAATTAGGAAATGGTCTATCATTAGACAGTGAATTTAAAGCAGAAAGAAACATGGAAACAGAAACAAATGCTTTGACATTTGAAACTGATTTGACATGGGATTTTGGTATTGCTAACGTAGAAGTTGGCCCAAATATTATGGATCTAGAAGATATTGAATTTACAGGTATGGAATATCAAGTAACACTACCAGTAACTTCAGTAACTGGCTTGGAAGTATATACAAAAACCACTACAGACGATGAGTGGGGAATGGGTGATATTAGCATTGGTGCATCATTCAGCTTCTAAATAGTTGTAGGGTTGCTCCTTAATCAGCACGCTTCCCCCCATGGTTAGGGGGAATTTACACAAACACACAGGAGAAAAATATGATCAATGATTGGACAACAAACTACTGGATTGACCATATCCAGACTACAAAGAAAACAATGGTTGACACTTTAGTGAAAGACGAAACTTTGTCTGCGCCACTAAAGGCCTTTATTGAAGCCCAAACAACATTCACAAAAATTGCAGTAAAATCTATGAGTGATTTTGCAAATGCAACTGGTGATGCGTTTGTGAAGGGAATGAAATAATGGCAAACAAAAATCCATTTGAAATTAGAGCAGATATGCTTAAACTTGCTAAAGACTATATGGATAGTCAATATCATATGAATGTTCAGTTGATGAACGATATGTACGAGCAGGGTAATAAAACTTATGAAGAAGTCCAAGATGCATATAAAATGTACTCTATGGAAGAACTTATGGTTAAGGCTAAAGAATTGTATTCTTTTGTTTCTAATAAAGATTAAAACTAGCGTGAAACACGGATGTTAGGTATTAATGTTTCATATATATTAGTATCGTTATGTATTTCTATATTGAGTAATCAAAAACGGAAAAGTATATTTGAATATAAATTTATGCCTAACATCTATAATAGTGAAATGAGGTTATAATGCCACTATACACATTTAGATGTACAAATTGCAATCACGAATATGAACATTCGTGTAAAATTTCTGAAAGAGATGAGGTCCTACAAGGTTCTTGTCCACAATGCTCTCAACCCAAAAAATTAAAACAGATTATCACCAAAGCTCCTATGGTTGCTGATCCTGTCGCCATGGGCGTCACGAAAGTTCCACTAGAGTTTAAGGAAAAGGTTTTGGATAAAGCCTTCGATAAATCTATGGGTAAAACATATAATGAAACTAAGTTTACAAGAGAGGTCGGTTCGTAAATAGGTATAAGTTCACATGTCTTTTCCCCTAACAGAGTAAGGAGTCTGGCGTGAGCAAAAGATCCAAAAAAAGTAAAATTAATAGAAATAAAAGATTCATCGGTTTAGATAACAGGAGTTCAGATTTAAAAAGAATTTATCCGGCAACACCATCTCAACAAGAAGTATTTAACGCTTTTGAAGATGGCCACCACCTATTTCTACATGGAGTAGCAGGAACAGGAAAAACATTCGTTTCGCTGTATCTTGCGCTGAGAGAATTAATGTCTTCCAGATCTATGTACAGAGAAATACAAATTATAAGAAGTGTAGTTCCTACTAGAGATATGGGATTTTTGCCTGGCACCGAAAAACAAAAAATAGAATCATATGAAGCACCATATAAGACAATAGTGAATGAATTATTAGAATGTGGCACTGCATATGAAAGTCTAAGAAAGAATAACTTAATTAACTTTACTTCAACATCTTTTATACGAGGACAAACTTTTTACGATAGTATAATCATAGTAGATGAATGTCAAAATATGAATTTTCATGAATTAGATTCAGTGATAACCAGAATGGGAGAAAACTGTTTAATATTATTCTGTGGAGATTTCAGACAGTCTGATTTCAGATGGAAAGACGAAAAAGACGGCGTTTTAGATTTTATGAAAATTATTAAAAATATGCCGCAATTCGCATTCATTGAATTTGGCCAAGATGATATTGTCAGAAGTGCTTTGGTTAAAGACTATATAATTAACAAGTTGGAATTAGGAATAGCTTAATGGAAACAAATGTCGTAATAGATGCAACAGAATTATTTGGTGCAAAGAAAGAGAGTGGTCATATTGATCTTGATTCTATCAATGATTATTTGGCCAATGGTTCTGAGACTGAACAAATCTGTCATCATGTTATGATTGATGTTATTGATAAACTTACGAATGATTATGAGTTTCCTTTATCTACAGATGAAGGCCTACATGAGGAAATGGCCTTTATGAATATGGTTTTGGAAGCAATTGTGGATAGACAATTAGGAATTGATAATCCATTTTCAGAAGATATGTTTCAATACATAAAACTTCTGAAAATGGGTTTCAAGGAAGAAGAATGATATGAGTTTCTCGGCGCACTTGGAATATATTTTTCATATTACTTGTGTCCAGTGTAAGTGTTACTTTACTTATGCAGTAATGAGAAGTAATTTTAAAATTGATAGGGGTAATTGGTATTGCCCGAAATGTGGACAGAAAGGAAGAGTTGAGCTGGAGGATGAGGTTTAACTTAAAATAGGAATTAAAAAATGTTTAATCATGTAGATGTTGAATTGCCAACCCACACTTTAAAAAGGGTTACAGAAAATGGCAAAAGATTTTATGAAACACCAGATGGAAATAAGTATCCATCTATCACAACTGTTCTCTCACATTTTTCCGCAAAGGGTATTGCAGAGTGGAGAAGAAGAGTTGGTGCGGAAGTTGCAAACAAAATAACAACACAAGCAGCAAGAAGTGGAACTAGTGTCCATCAAATGGCTGAAGACCACCTAAATAATCTAGAATGGAAAACAGAAAAGACTATGCCATTTGACATAGAGACTTTTTTGAAGATAAAACCTGTTCTTGATAATCGTGTTGATAATATCTATGCACAAGAGAAACCTATGTACTCTGACCATCTTGGTTTAGCAGGCACTGTAGACTGTGTAGCAGATTTTGATGGTAAGTTGTCCGTAATCGACTTTAAGACTTCTAGGCAACCTATGGTCGGTGATAAATATGGTAAGTTAGAAAAATATTTCCGTCAAGCTGCAGGATATGCAGTTATGTTTGAAGAGAGATATAAAATGCCTATAAATAGTCTTGTAATTATTGCGGCAATCGCAGATAAGGATGAACCAGAAGTGTTTATTTCAAAGCGTGATGCACACATCGGCGACCTGATAAATATGGTAGAAGAATATAAGAATCAATTTTAGGAAAAGAAATGTCTAGAACTATAAGATTAGTGAGCGATAGAATTCGCTTGGGTATTAAAGACCACTTAGGATTGGAATACATTCCATTTTATGGTACTTCTGAACGAACCTATGGAATTGGACAGTTATATGTATTTGGTGTGCAGAGGAAATCTGCAGAAAAAAGTAATAAGTATTGGATGTCTGAGAGAACTGGCCAAATGAGCACTGGAGATACAATAATCTCAAAAAGGTTTTCTATCGACCCCGGCACAACAATGAAAATAAAAATAGATTGTAACTATACACCAGCAGATTACTTAGACCTTAGAATAGACTTTGACGATGATAGTATAGCAGATATAAATGTCTCTAATCCAAAGGGTATCATAAAGTACACAAATGAAAGCGCGGAGCCACAGACTTTTGTTGCGATCAATATATCTGTAACTGCCTCTGGTTGGATAGATAGAAAAGCTCCATTATGGGGTCATAATGTGGAGTATTCATCTTCGAGTCCGTTTCCAAATTATCCTTCGAATAGAATATTGATTGCAGAATGGGAACTTGCCAAGTTTGAAAATGTTACTTGTAATTTTGTTTTTGGACAACAACGCGGCGAAACGCAAGCAAATTCAAAAATTCATATTCGTTCAAATGATAGTAAATTCATAGTGTTTCCGTATAGATGGAATCGAAATGGATTTAGTAAAGCAGATATGTTAGTACATTTTGATATGTATAGTCCAGACGGAACTGCATCTGGGTTTTTATGTAAAGAAGCAGATTTAAATGAAACATTAAATTCTTAATGTTTTGTACTAGAAACTAACTTAACGAAAGGAGGTAATATGATTACTAAGTTAAAAGATTGGGTTATGGCTCGGAAGAGTGAAAGAACATCTTGGGATGGCGCATTATTAATTGCCATGGGAGTAGTCGTACTGATGGGAAATCCATTTGTCGAACTAGCAGCGTGGGCCGCTATTGCTTGGGGTGCATTGACACTCTGGAAATCCGAATAAACTCTTGACAAAACTTGCGTTATAGCGTATAATCTAATAATATACGCTATAACGTAAAAGGAGATAGTATGTTAAAGTTAAAAAGTTCAAAAGAGTTTTGTGATGAAATAGAAAAGACTGTAAGCGAAATGAAAATGTCTTACATCGAAACAATCACGCACTATTGCGAGATCAATAAACTAGAAGTAGAAAATGTAACTCCATTGTTGAGTTCGTTTATCAAAGAAAAAATCAAATTTGAAGCAGAGGGATTAAACTTAGTACGCAAGTCTACAGAACGTTTGCCCCTATGAGATACATGTCTAGTAGAAAAATAGATGACTTTGAAGCCTTTAAGATTTACTTGGCAATGAAACACCATTTTGCCGATAAACTTGATTATAAAAAGTATGGAACTACAAACACCAAAAAAGAAACCTATCTTAATAGAAAAGATAAGAAAACTTTTGAAGAATTATCTAGAAGATATGATAAAAAATCTTTAGAAGAGTTTCTTCTTTCTGTCTTTGTAAATGTGACAGATAAAGGAAACTTAGCAATACATCGTAATGAATATATGCATTCTAAGTATCTTTTAGATTCCGAGTCAAGTGAAATCCACAAAGCTTGGAAAAAACGTATACATAGCATAAGGTATACTTTTAAGTCTGACTGTGAGGTTTTGTTTGCCAAGGCTTCATCTGGTGATATAGAATTTCCAAACATTTTTAAATCGGTTGGAAACAATTATCCTTTCATTGTCCAGTTGGAACAGAAAGGTGAGATATGCTTGGAAACCTTAGTAATCTTTGAGAAGATTTTTGGTTTCTTAAAACGAGTTAAAATAAACGATACTACCTATTGGCCTGAGTATCGTAAGAAGGTAGAAAAGTACATGTCCTTTTTGGATGTGGAACTTGATTATTATGTTGGGGTCGTAAAGACTCTTTTGATTGAGGATTATTATGAAAATTATGGTAAATATATTTAATTTACTTATTGACATACAACGCATAAAATGTTATATTAGAAACAATACAAAAACGCATACAACGTATATTAGGAGAAAAAAATATGTCTTTTGCATCGCTTAAAAAGAATCGTAACAATTTCAGTAAACTTGCTGAAGAGTTAGAAAAAACATCACAACCACAATCAAATTCATCATCACAAGATGATCGCTTTTGGAAACCGACTATTGATAAGACTGGTAACAGTTATGCAGTAATCCGTTTTCTTCCACCAACTGATGGTGAGGATTTGCCATGGGTTCGTATCTTTAATCATGGATTTAAAGGCCCTGGCGGATGGTTGATTGATAACTGTCTTACTACTATTGGTAAACCATGTCCTGTCTGTGAAAGCAATACAGAACTATGGGGAACTGGTTCGCAAGAGAATCAAAACCTTGCTCGTGATCGTAAACGTAGATTGAAATATATTTCGAATATCTATGTGGTGAAAGATCCAGCAAATCCAGATAATGATGGAAAAGTATTCCTCTATTCATTTGGTAAAAAAATCTTTGACAAGCTGAACGATATCATGCGTCCACAGTTCGAAGATGAAGATCCAATCAACCCATTTGATTTCTGGGAAGGTGCAAACTTCAAACTGAAGTATCGTACTGTTGATGGATATGGTAACTATGACAAATCAGAGTTCGATAGAACTAGTGCTTTGTCACAAGACGATGCTGAATTGGAAACAATTTATAATCAACAACACTCTCTTGAAGAGTTTGTAAGTCCAAATAACTTTAAATCTTATGAACAGATTAAAGAACGTTTGGATCGTGTTCTTGGAGTAACTGCTCCATCAACAAATGCAGACTATGATATGGATGAGTCAACACCGACTCAAACATTCAGTAAACCTTCTTTTAAAGAGAAGGTGGCACCTAGTTATGCTGAGAGTTCTCCAGAACCACAGAGTTCATCTTCAGATGATGAAGACGATTCAATTGGTTACTTTGAACGTCTTGCTGAAGAGATGTGATAAATAAGAAGGGTATACTAGATAAATATCCCTGATGGCTGAGTTAGACTCGCATTGAAAAGACTAGGTACAATACTAGAGCTGGGGTAGGAATAAATTTCTACCCCTTTAGTTTCTAGAGTTGCACAAAATGCATATCGGGAATACCTATTTTAGATTGCTTAAACCCTTGTTTTTCTGTGATTACACACTATATACTAATGTATAGGATACACACATTTATCACATGAAAGGAAAAAAAATGTTAGGGGTATTAATCAACTTATATGGTTCATGGCAAACTCGCCACGAAGCAAAATCGGCAAGAAAAAGCACCATTAATGAATTATCAAGATTATCAGATTACGATTTAAATGATATTGGAATTAGTCGTGGAGATATTAGACATATTGCACAAAAGCATTATAAAGATATCATGGAAGAAAACAGAGACAAGAAAGAACTTGTCGGATATGCAAATACAAATTTAAAGGGGTGGGTATAATGACAGCATTGGTAAGCAATTATGTCTTCTCGCCATTATCTGGATTGTGGTCGGCACTAGATCGTTATACGCAGACAATTGGATATGCGAGAGCGGCAGCGGAGCTCGCAAGAATGGGTTATTACGAGGAAGCCAAGAAGTGTATGACAGAACTTGGAAAGCTTGATGATAAATAACTTTTTAATATAAGGGAAATGAAGAGAGGGAAAGATGTTAAATAGAATTCCAGAGTTTTGTTTAAGTCATTGGTTATGGCGGATTCCTTTAGCTATTGTTTTTATCCAACAAGGATTGGACAAATGGCCAGTAGATGCTGAAACGGCAGCGGATTGGGGTCTACCACTTGTGGTTTGGACATTTGTGGTGTTTGGAGAACTAGGCGCAGGCATTGGCCTGATTATTGGAGGGTCATTGACCAAGCCGTGGTTGCCTATCTTGAAAAGATGTTATATACCCGATGTAGGAGATGCACTGACTCGTTTTAGTGGTATAACTATGTGTTGTATAATGACAGGTGTTATATGGATTGGCGAACCTGCAAGTTTTATGGATGTATTGTTGTATGACAATCTCCATGTGTTGTTATGGGTAGGTGGTTTATTTTTTGGATTAAGAGGAAATAGGATATGAATAAAGCTTTAATTTGGACATTTATTGTAGGATTTCTAGTGAGTATGTTATATGTTGCAACTGCATCTGCAGAAGGAAATTCTGATAAAGGAGAACGTGGCTTCAAGAAGTGTGCTTCTTGCCACAGTATAGAAGAGGGCGCCAAGAATAAAACTGGGCCTAATCTTTGGAATATTATGCAAAGAGGTACTGCACAGGTAGACTTTAGATATAGTAAAAAGTTTCTTGCATGGGCAGAAGAAAACCCTGAGTGGACACCAGAATTGATGGACGCTTGGTTGACTAATTCTAAAAAATTAGTTAAGGGTACTAAAATGAACTTTAAAGAGAAAAAAGAAGCAAAACGCGCAGACATTATTGCGTATCTACAGACTATGGGCGAACCCACAGAAGAGTAATATTTAGAAAGGTAATATCAATGAGAGAATGGATATATAATTGTTGGAATGTAGTAATGGATCACGAAAGCAATCCATTGAGTAGTATTCCAGACTTCAGCACACGACATATGATTATGCAAGTATTAGCATGGATGTGGTGTATTGTATTTGCTATCATCGTAGGTAGTATGTGGGCAGGAATTTTTAGCATGATACTACATGCATTGTTACTTGCCGCTGTCGCAATCACAGTAGCAACATTTGAAACTGCAAAACGCAATCCAAAAATGTTTGTACGTGATAATGTAATTAACTCTCGCGGTGTTGGTGGCGAACATGAGTGAACAAACAAACTATTGTACAACTAAAGACTTGGGCAAAGCCTTTCTAGTTATCGCATTTATGATTATAGGTGTTCCAATTTTAGCACTTATGGCGATGGTAGGGCTTGAAGACTATGCTCAGTACTGTAATCAAAGTTGGTTGCCATGTTTTGGCATTAGTCTATGACACCTAGAGAACAAGCGCAACAAGAAGCAGAAAAAACATTTGATGCATTTATGATGTGGAGCAAAAGGGTTGCTTTGTGGTCAGTATTCTTTTTATTAGTTGTTGTAGTTGGGTGTAACTCTGGTGTTCATGATGGACAGACATATCCTGGCTACAATGGAGAACAATACGATCCAACTATATAAGTTTTAATATGCACCAATTCCAGCATGTATATTTCTTATAGACATATCCGTATGTCTTACTTCTGGTTTTGCTGTATTTGTTGTGCTGTTATTATTTACTACATTGGTTGAATTATTTGTAGTAGGGGCGACAACCACATTAGCAGCAGCTGCGGAAGCTTGATTATCTAATGCATTTCCGTTCATTGCATTTGCAACTTGAAGTTTTTGTTCTGCTTGCGTAGATGCAACATTTTGTATAGAATTATCAATATTATTATCGGTTGGTGCTGGAGTAATTTCCGCCAGCCGATTTTTTTTGACCTCTATATTTCTTTTTAACTCACCCATTCTTCTTCTATCGCCGCGATTTTGTCTGCTTTTGTTGGATAATGTTTCTAGTTCACTTTCCATATCTGTGATTTCTGAACTTATATTACTTCTTTCTACTTCTGAAGCGTTTTTGTTATGTTTATCAATATTATCGTCTGTGCCAGTTATCATTTCTTTTGCCATTTTAGTCAATGCGGCAGTTCTTTCTTTAAATATTTCTGGTTTAGTGATTCCATCACTTTCAAATGGAAATCTATTATCGTCTGTTCCATACATATCATTGTAAGTATCTCTGACCATGATCGGAATGTCTACTGCAGCTGAAATTGGGCCCGGCACTAATATACCACCTGCTTCGGCTGCAGCACCTACAAAATCACCACGAAATAATCTTCCCAATGCAAATCCTGCTCCTGCAATCGCTCCGATAGCAGGGATCGCCTTCGCGGCCATCATTGCTCCCCTTTTTGCTAAAATAGTTTTTGCAAGTTTTTTATTAATTGTACTAGCAGCAGACTTGACAGGAGTTGCTGCCTTTGATGCAACAGCACTGGTAGCCGCAACAGCAGTTTTAGTTTTTTTAGATATCAGTTCTTTTGCCTTATCCAATCCACCAGACCCAGATCTTGGTTTTGCAGATTTGGGTGTTTCTATATCGTTACTTGGTGTGAGTGCTGTAGTCGCTCCCACTGCTGTTGCCGCAGCGGCTCCGCCAAGTAATAATTTTGGATTTACTTTTTTTAAATTTCTTTTTGCGAAATCGAATATTCGTCCAAATCTTCCTCTGGGTTTTGCTTTTCTTGTTTTTGCTGCATCGCGGCCATCTGGCCCATCTATTGATGGAGCGCGATCTGGTGTAATAGCATCCATTGCAGTAGATAAACCCATAAGTGCTGGAATTGCTGTGATTAAGCCTTTAAACCCACCCTTTTTAAATACTTTAAATGCTGCAGCAAGACCACCCAACGCGGCAACTCCCCCGCCAATATCACCAACCGTATCTAATAAACTTCCTTCATTACCACCGGCCTTACCAGATGATATACCCAAACCGGCGGCACCCATTCCCTGCATTGCTTTGAGTTGTGCCTTTTCAATCTCAAGTGTCTTTTTTCTTTCTCTTCTCAATTCTCTTGCTTCTTCTATTTCTAGAGAAGTAGGATTTCCATCATTATCTTTCATCCATTGCAAAAGGTCTCTAATTTCTTCTAAGTATGCTTGATTGGGGCCCAACTTTTCATCAATATCTAATAGTGCATTTGTATCCGTTTCAGTTGTTTCTGGTGTACTTATATTATCATTAAAGTTTTCTGTAGGACTTTCTGGTTTAGATACTTCAGTTTCAATTTCATATTTCTTTTTGAGATCTTCTATTGTATCTAATTCTGCCTTTTTCGCATCATTTGAAAGTTTTTCATTTTTAGCTGTCCTGATAATATTATCTTTTACTTCATCTATTACAGTTTGTTCAGATACACCTCTGGATCTTGCTTCTTCTTGAATCTTTTGCTGATCTATATTAGAACGAGAAATAGCATCTTCATTAGATATTTGGGTTCTTAAAATCTCAAATTCTTTTTTCTCGATTTCGGTTTCTTGTTTTATTCTCTCTATTCTCTGATTTTCTTCTTCTTTGGCGGCTGCGCGTCTTTCTCTAAATTGTTTTACACGATCTCCAAGAAAACTTGCACCAAGAGCCAGAATAGGACTTTGAGCAAGTGCGCCAGTTAACATTCCGCCCACACCATCTAGTCCAGACTTAACTGCATTGGATGTTAATTCCCCAATGCTTTTTTTGAAGTTTGCGTTTTCTTTTATACTTGTCTGGGAATTTTTAAGAATATCTTCAAGTATTTTTCTTTCAGTATTTGATACAGTATCCATTTCATCCAAAGATGATGACAGTGCAGTGATTTTATCTCTGCTCTGTTTAAATTCTTTTACTGACACTCCAGATTGTTCTTCAAAAATAGATGCAATTTCTGTAAGAGCTTGTCTTGCACCAGCAGACTGTAAGGACGTACTTGCATCCTTTACAGACTTTGCTAGTTCTTCTTGATTTTGTTTTATCAGTTTTTCTGTTACTGGTGCAAGATCTGCCATTTATTTGCCTTTAGTATATGCTTGTGCGCCGAAGAATGCTGCAACTAATGCTGCGACTGATACAAAATATGTTGGTGCCATGTCACCTAATATTTTTGCTGCATTATCTAATTCAACTAAATCTGCAATCACCACCGCAAACGGATATAACAACATGCCTGCCAATGCAAACCATGCCATGGATCTGATTTGATCTTCTTTTTTATCTTCATTTTCAATTTTCAACATTCTTTCGTGTCTCGCCAATTCATCATTGCTTATAACATTATCTCCATTCGCGTCTGCATTATTTAATACGCTGTCGGTTTCGAGTGTTTTGGTCATGTTATAGTTCCTTATTGATTTTTAAGTTGTTCTTTTCTTCTTTTTTCTTCTTCTAAATAACCAATCAATAAATTAAGATATACTTCCCTTTCCCAAGGGATCATATCATTCAACTCAGTTAAACTATATTTATGGTGGTGCATTAACGCAAAATTATTCCTATACAAAGACGCCAGGGATTCATGATTTAAGCTTAGGAAAAAAAATCGGAAATACCCCTCACTTTCATTTCTTTTTTAAAGCCACATTTTGAACAGGTGATATTTACATCACAAGTTGTTTCTGGCATATTTTCAAAAAATTCATTAATTTTCTCAAATTGATTCTGTGTCAAGTTCTCAATAAAATCTTTCACATCTTGACTAGTGTAGTCAGATACATTATGCATTTCGTCAGAGTCTTTTATAAACTCTATACAATTAGCAATCAATTCAACCAAATCATCGTATGATTCTGCATCTACCAACTGATTCATCAAAGAAAAATCTGGATATTTCATTAAAATTGAAATATCATCTGTTAAAACTATTTCATTTGAGTGATCTTGTGTCATATTTTCAATCTTAGTATCGTCTAAGTTTAAAAGAAAAGGTATTTGACAATCCCCTGCCCCATCTTCCTTATCTGCACAATTTTCTCTTTTATAGTTTAGCTGTATAATATTTCCAACAGATTTTGATCTTAATTGGATGAAAATATATTCGATATCAAATGTTGATAATTTATCTACATCGATATCTTGTAAAATACAATTTCTTATAATCTGTTTAACAGCATCAATTTTTTCTTCTGATGTATCTCCTTCTTGTGCCATCAGAAGAATTTTTTCTTCTTTTACTAAGAATGGCCTAAATTTTAGTTTCTTCTTAGTTGATGGTAATGTCAATTCATACGTGGGTGTATCAATTCTTGGTAACATAATTATTCCTCATAAATTAATATTATAATACTTCTGTTTATTTATCTCTTAATAATAACTTCCATTAGCAGCCTGCCACTGTTTCGAGTCGGTTTCTATATATTTTCTATATGACATTGTTATCTGACATTGCGCCACATCTTCATTTGCATATGCTAACGCAACTTCTCCAATTGATAGTGGAAATGCCTCCATGAAATGATAGGATGCTGTTTGATTTTCCTGTTCGTCAAAAATTGCCAAATATATCGATCCCTTATATTCATTCAAATATCTTATTTTATGATTGTCATAATCTACAATATAATGCATCCAGTTTTCCATAGATTTTCGCTCGCGTAAATCTTTACTGAGATACATACTAAAAGTTAATTGGTCATATGTCGTAGAATATGGTGCCTGTCTTACTGGGCCATACACTTTGGTTTCTGTGGTTGCAATTGATTTACTTGGTAGGTTGACAGATGCTATTCTATATGTTAGAGATCTGCTTAGGCCTGGCGATAATCCGTTTACTGCGGTTGGCACTACAAACATCATCTCATAACGATTTGCTCTGGAAAACCCAGTTTTATTAATTTCGGAAACAAAGTCAGTTATACTTCCCATTTTAATCCTATCTTCTTGCAGAATCTGACCAAACTTTGGATGCAGCTGCTTTTCTAAATTTTTGTACTGGTAAAAATAATGCAATATCCCATTCGTTTGCATCTATCTTAACAAAATTACCTTTAACATGTCCATATAGATATTTTTTTACACAGGGTTTTATCATGTTATATTTAGACAAACCTTTTAGGATATTATAAGAAATTGCTAATTTTGTTTTCTCATCATAGTTTCTGCCTCGGACTGTCTTATCTAATGCGTTCATAATTGCAACTCTGTTTCTTGGAGACACATAATGCAAATTAATTCCTACAAATCCTTTAGAAGTTCTTTCTATCACAAATATGAGAGGGAACTCATCATAGTATGGTAGTTTTTTCGCAAATTTTGGATCGTAGTTGTAACAATACATATGTCCAACTTGTAGTCCTCCAGCCTTTCTATCGGAATCAGATAAAAGTGCATTTCTACTAATTCTAGTTTCTCTTACCTTTTTTCTGAACCATTCTCTGGCTGCATTGGTATTTGGTTGTATTCCTCTTTGTGCAAGTCTTGCTAAGAGTGGTGCGAAGTTTGCCATATTATCTTCCTAACTGATCTTCTGTCATAATTTTAAATTCCCATCTTCTGTCTTTGCAAAATTCATTTGCAGCTTTCCATTTTGCTTCATTTACTGACCATGTTTTCATTTCACTTAAATATCTAGGTGTAATTTTTTGTTTCTTTTTTGGTGGTTTGGTTTCTCTTTTTGGTTTCACTTCTACTATAACTGTCTGTGTCGAATCGTTTCTTTTTACCTTTATTAAGAAATCTGGATAATATCTATGCATCTTTCTATCAATTGGAGATAAATAGGGTATTACGAGCTCTTCACTTGACCAAACAAGGACTTCTGGATTATCGTCACAATATTTCATAAACCTTCTTTCCCACATGGATCGATAAACAATATTTTTAACATTGCCTACATATTTTTGTGGGTGTTTTGGGTTGTATTTTCCTTTATATGTAAATCTTCTCATTTCAATCAATAAAACCTTTATAAATATATTTAACTATTTAGGAGAATTTTTAATATGGCAGGTTACACCTATCCAATTGAATCTGGCCCAAATGCCGGAGATCATTTATTGTTTACTGCATATTCGGGGCGAGTTGCTGGATATACAAAAGTTAAATCCAGAGATGACCAACCTTCACAGGAAGTGGTCGGTACTGTTCAGTTGTTCCTTCCAGAAAATATTAAAAATACAACAAAACAAAATTTTCAAAATACTAACGATGGTACTGCATTATCAGGGATCGCAAATATTTTTGAACAGGGAAATGCCGATAATCCACCAGAAATGTCTGGTGTATTAAAAACAATAAAAGGAATTATTGGTGGTGGCGGTGATGCACTAACTGCCAGTCTTGGCGCTGGCGGAGAATCTGCAACACTTGCTGCGCAGGCATTAGGTAGATCGACAGCAGCTGCAAATAGACATACTTTGTATCAGGGCCCAGAATATAGAAGTTTTTCTTATGCATATAATTTAATGCCCAAGTCAGAAAAAGAATCGGATGTACTTACCGACATAATAGAATTTTTTAGAATGAATATGTCTCCAGAATTATCTGGAAACGCTGGTAACTTTTTTACTCCTCCAAATTACTTTGAACTAAAATATATGATAGATGGTATAGAATCAAAACATTTAAATAAAATAAAACCATGTGTATTAACTGACTTTGATGTTGAATTTGGCGGAAATGGTTCGTTTGGAATGTTTGCATCTAGTGGAGCTCCATCAGTTGTAAATCTTAGTATGACTTTCCAAGAAGTACAATTGATAACCAGAAGTGATGTAAAGGCAGGATATTAATATGTTCGATAGATTAAACAATATAAAATATGACATAAACCTTAATGGACAATCTAGAGAGGTAAAGAATATTTTTAAATATTCTTATGTAATGCAAGAATATAGAAACAATCCTCTTTCTACTTTCGATCATACAGTTCACGACTCCGAAACTCCAGAAAAAATTGCATATAATTACTACAAAGATTCTAAATTGTCTTGGATTATTTTGTTGGTAAATGATATAAAGGATAGGTATTTGGAATGGCCAAGAACAGAAACAGAGCTTATCAATTCAATAAAGAAAACTTATAATCCAGAAATTCTTCCATATTTTGATTTAAAAAGAAAAAATGCAATTCCTCAAAAAGAAAATAATGAATTGGATAAGGATTCTCTGCAACAAAGAAGTGCAAGAACTGTTGGCCAACTTGCTAGAGTTGATGGAGATTTTTATATTTGGAATGGTAGGGAAATACAAGAGAACCAGAATAATTTTTTAACTTCTTGGGATAAACTTACATCAGACGATAAGATAATAGCATTGGATATTTCAAAAAAACTTCCAATATGGTATATGTCTGTTGACGATACTCATAAGATTTCAAATAGTTCTTATGCAAATCTAGATATACAAAAAAAGAAACAGTATAAATTATATTCGGTTTGGGATAATGCTTTTGATAATAATGAGAAGAATAGAAGAATAAAACTATTACGGACAGATTTGATTAATGATTTTTTGAAAGATTGGGAAGAGGCTTCTAAATAATGTCTGATTTTACTAAACTAGGAGATTATGAGTTATCTAAATTAGAAATAACTTCTCATAATGGATTTAAACAAAGTGTAGTTACGCTTGCTTCTTCTATTCAAATATATGAAGATTTATTTTCCTCTAGTATTACAGCAAGAATTACTATATTAGATGATGTTGGTTTGATGAACTACCTGCCAGTTATAGGACAGGAAAAGGTTGAGATCCAATTTAAAACACGCGGCGGTGATACTCAAATTTCTCTTAATATGGTAATACATAAAATATCATCGGTATCTAATGAAAATTTAGCACAAAGTTATAATTTGGAATTGGTTACTGAAGACATGATCTCTAATTTTGAAACTAGAATATCTGAACACTTTGAAGGAAGTGCTACTGAAATAGCCCAAAAATGTTTTGAAAGAATTAATTCATCTAAGACATTTGATGTAGAACCGAGCGACGATAGATATGATCAAGAAACTGGAATTATAATTCCTAATATGACTCCTATGCGAGCAATAAATTTTCTGTGTGATAGAGCATATTCAGAATCATATAAAAGTTCGTCCTATGTATTTTTCGAAACAACAAAAGGTTATAAATTAAAATCTATAGAATCTATGGCACAGGGTGAAAAGAGAAATGAGTTCTTTTTGGGAGATTTAAAAAATACTGGATCTGGAGCTCCTGATGCCTTTTTAGATCCAAATTCAGAAAACAAAAAAGTAATAACATATTCTTTCAACTCAAACTTTTCTGTTTTAGATAATATCGCAAAGGGTATGTATGTTGGAAATCTCACTACGGTAGATATGGTTACAAGAAATACAAAAACCTTCACTCATTCATATTGGGATAACTCTACAGACTATCAGTATATGAATGATGGGCCTATCCAAGATGTAAGCGGGCAGGGGAGACAGTATCGCCCAGAATCCTATTATCTCCTTCCAGAAGTCGAATTGACTGCTGGCAAGCCGCTATACAACCAAGAGAAGATATTTTTAAGTAGACTGTTTTATAAACAATTGATGGAAAATATTAAATGTACAATTACAGTGTATGGAGATAGTGACTTGGTTACGGGCGATTGTCTTGAATTAAATGTTCCTTTGTTTAGTTCAACTGATCCAGATAAAAAGGATGAATATTATAGTGGGAAATATATAATATTCGCATTGAGACATAGAATACAGGGTGGGAGATATATTATGGATTTAGAATTAGTAAAAGATTCATTCAACGAAACTCTTCCTTCTCCAGTTCCCCAGCTGGTTGGGCCGGTTGGCTTTGGTGGAGGCGGTAGATAATGGATTTTTTCAGTGGTAAAGAAGGTTTAGTTTGGTGGCAAGGAATTGTCGAAGATGTAAACGACCCCGAAGCATTAGGTAGAGTTAGAGTTAGAATCTTTGGATTTCATAATGAAGACAAGTCATTACTACCAACAACAAAACTTCCTTGGGCCTCCCCGATAATGCCTATCACATCTGCAGCAATTGCTGGTGTAGGACAATCTCCAACTGGTGCATTGCCTGGCGCATGGGTTATGGGGTTCTTTAGAGATGGACAATCCGGCCAAGACCCTATCATTTGGGGAACAGTCTATGGACGACCAAATGAAACATCTACAGGAGCAGAGGATGGTTCATATCCGTCTACTGAAGAAAGAGTTCCTGGCGCATCTACAACTAATGAGACAGATGTTAACAGACTTGCTCAAGGCGTTCCTCCAGATACTGGTTCTTCTGGAACTGCCGTAGATTCTTCTGGGCCGGATGATGGTGGACATGGTAAGCATTACAGCGAAGATGTAGATCAATCTGGAACATCTTCAGACGAAGAGAACAGAAAACGTATATCTAAAGTTACAACTAAGAATGGTAAGAGTGCATGGGTTGCTACAGTATTCAAGGACAATTTTCAAGGATTCATTAATGAATTAGAAAAGACACCTTCTTCAAATCATCCTAATGGATATACTATCTACAGTATTGGTGGTTATGTTTATAGAAAATCTGCAGCTGGAAATGGTAAATGGAGTTATCATGCATCTGGTGCGTCAATAGATATCAATCCAGCGGAAAATCCTTATAGTGATAGGTTTATCACTGACATGCCATCAAACACATCTGCAATCGCTAAGAAATATGGTCTGGGTTGGGGTGGTGACTGGAGCTCTAAAAAAGATACGATGCATTTCAGTATGGCAAGTGGAGAGCGTGGAACAGTTCGTCTAAAGCGTAATGGTATTGTTCCAGATGCAAGTGGAAATCAAAGTGCAATTGTTGGTAACTCAGCACCAATTACTGGTTCTACATATTCAACTCCATCTGGAACTGGTGCAAAAACACAACCCAAACCCACATTAGATGTTGGCGATTGGAACGAAAAAACATCATATGCAGTTGGAGACTTGGTTAAGGGCCCAAAGTTGCCGGAAGGACAAAACTCAATTGGAGGGCCGCCCTTCACATTGAAAACTGGTATTATTTCTTCTGCTGCTTCTCTGGGTATATCTGCAACAGATTTAGCAACAGTGATATCATATGAAACAGGTGGTACTTTCGATCCACGCAAGAAAGGCCCGACTACTCAATGGGGGCAGCATAGAGGACTGATACAATTTGGAGAACCGCAAGCCAGACAATATGGAGCAAATTTTTCAACAGAACAAACTGCATTAGATTCCCAACTTGGGCCTAATGGTGCTGTTGTAAAATATCTCAAAGGTGCTGGTGTTAGATCTGGCATGGGAAGATTGGAAGTTTATTCTGCAATCAACGCTGGCGGTGTTGGTGAAAAGTATTATGGTAGAACTGATGCAAATAATGGTGGTGCTGCTGGAACAGTCAGAGATAAAGTAAATAATCAAATGGCTGGACATGAAGTAAACGCCAATAGACTTCTTAAAGGTGCTGGAGAATCTACTTTTATAGAACAAAAAGTTTATATTGCAAAAAAAGCAGGAACTTCTGGAACTGATGGCGGGCCCAGAACTTCTAATTTGACAGATGGTACGGTGTTGTGGGAAATTGCACCCGATAGTGTTCAAGAGTCTTCTGTGAATGCACAGAAGGATGCTGCAGAGGCAGCTGCTGCGACCACTACAGATGGTTATACCACAAACGCAAAGGGCTCTGGAGCGTCTGGAGTCGCCTCTGAGGATAAACCATATTCAGTACAACAAAAAGAAAAGACTAGAGACACAACTGACCTATTCGAAGAACCAGAAAATCCATATGCGGCGAAATATCCCCACAATAAAGTATTATTTACAGAGTCTGGACATGTCCAAGAGTTTGATGATACGCCTGGGGCCGAAAGAATTAATGTAATGCATAAATCGGGAACTTTCCAAGAAATGCATCCAGATGGCAGCATGGTCACTAAGGTAGTAAAAGACAATTATGAAATTGTTTTTGGTGATAATAATATTTATGTAAAAGGAAACCTAAATATTGTTGTAGATAAAGATGTCAATATTAATGTTACTGGTGCAGTGGACGCAAAAATAGGAAAAACTCTAGATACCGAATCTGGTGGGAATACTACGATTAAAGCCCCGAAAATTGATTTAAATCCATAGGAAGAAAAATGACACTAGTAACTAATAAAGATTTTGATTTAAAATTTACCAGAATGTCTTCTGGAGATATAAAGATTAAAAAGGATATTCCCGAGCAAAATAAATTCCCTGCAATTGAACAGAGTCTTGTGAATATTTTACTTACCAATAAAGGTGAAAAGCCTTTCTTTCAGAATTTTGGTGGTAATATGTATGGAAATCTTTTTGAATTGATATCAGATATTGAATATATGTCCATTCCAGACGAAATAAATATAAAAGAAACTATAAGATTGACTATAGCAGAATATGAGCCTAGAGTTGTAGTGACAGACGTTCAATTTGTTGGTGATGGGAAAAATAGATATGGAAAAGGTTCTGTGACTAGGGCAACTGATAATAATCAGTTGAATATTGAAATTAAATATAAAGTACCACCGGCAACAGAAGTATTTGACTATACTTTAAAAGTAAAAAGAGTAAGATAGATGGCAAAAAACATTAATATATCTGAATTAGATTTTGAGGCTATAAAGTCCTCTATAAAAGACTATATGAAATCGGATGAAACTTTTAGAGATTATAACTTTGAAGGTTCTGCACTAGATACTCTTACTGATATCTTGGGATATAACACATATTATAATTCATTCTATTTGAACATGATGGCAAATGAAATGTTTTTAGACACCGCCAGAATTAGAGACAACGTGGTATCCAAAGCAAAATTGCTTGGATATACTCCAACCTCTACAAGATCTGCAAAGGCAACATTATCATCAGTTTTTATGATCGAGAATAGAATTGGAGATAAATCAAATACTAAGTTTGCAAATATTAAAATTGATAGTAATTTTGTATTTAAGTTATCAGTTGACGGAGTTGACTATAGATTTGTACCGTCAGTTTCGAGAGTAGTCAATCGTTCACAAGATCCAATTGATATTGGCAATGGCCAGTTTAGACATATTTACGAAATATTTGACCTTGAAGTAATCCAAGGTAGTTTAGTAACTGAAAGTTATATCGTGGACACTTCTGATGTAAATCAAAGATTTTTGATATCAAACCCAAATGTCGATACTTCTACGTTAAAAGTTTTTGTTAAAGAAAATAAATTTAGTGATTTCATAGAAGAGTATACATTAAACACCGATACGATGGCATTGACTGATGTTTCCACTAGATATTTTTTACAAGAATCTGCTGATGGAAATTATGAGGTTTTGTTTGGAGATGGAGTTCTTGGAAAAAATTTGGTATCTGGAAATGAACTTACTATTAGATATGTTACTTCTGCCGGTGCAGCAGTAAATGGACTTACTGGCCAAATGACAATGTTGGGAAAAGATGTTCCTGATAATATACGGGCAGCAACTCCTACTGTTTTCCCAAACAATTTATCTATAATTGGTAGAACTTATGGTGGTTCTGATAAAGAGAGTATAGAATCGATTAAATTTTATGCTCCAAGAACTTTTGAAGGACAAAATCGTGCAGTAACTTCTAGAGATTATATGACAATTATTCCAAAAATTTATCCACAAACAGCTTCAATGAATGTTTGGGGTGGTGAAGATAATGACCCCCCACAATATGGTAGAATATTTATTTCTATTAAACCAAATAGTGGATTGTATCTGTCTGAGCAAGAAAAAGTTTCTGTAAAGAATTCTTTAGTTAAAAATTATTCTGTTTTAGGACTTACTCCAGATATTGTTGATCCAGACTTTATTAAATTAAAAATCAATACTCAAGTGAAATATGATAATGAATCTACCTTATTAGAAACTGCAGATCTGACAGCTGCTGTTAAAAATTCTATCATAGATTATAATAGTAAATTCTTGAATGATTTTAACAGTTATTTTAGGTATTCTCAATTTCTTGCCAAGATTGACCAAACAGATGAGAGTATTACCAATAACTTAACTACAATTATAATGATAAATGAACAATCCGCAACAGTAAATACATCAAGCAAATATTCTTTTAATTTTAGTAATAATATTTCTCCAAATTCCATATACTCAAACGCATTTTATATTTCTGGAAACGAACTTCCATTTTATATAGACGATAATGGGCTCGGAAGCATCAGAATGTATAATATCAATAATTTTGGAACAAGAATTTATACATTAAATCCTATTGGTACTGTAAATTATACAACAGGTCTGGTCGATATTCCAGACTTAAATGTTACAGGAGTATTGGGTGGTGATATGATAGGAATTGCATGTACTCCAGCATCAAATGATATTTTTCCTGTTAGAAATCAAATAATTTATATTGATATGGATGAGTTGGAAGTTAATCTTATTGAAGATACGGACGAATTTAATGAAAACTATGACATCTCAACGCAGAGGGTTGTAGTTTCTAGAAATGTTTCTACTTCTTACAATACAAACTCTGCTTCTATATCTAGTGGAAACAGTGGCTCAATAACTAGAGTATATGGAGATAGTTCTCAAACATCTGCTGGTTCAAGCGGATCAAGCTCTAGCAGTGGTAGTGGTTACTAAAAATGCAAGAAAATATTAAAAACATATCAGCCTACATTAGAGAACAACTTCCTTTCTATATTTCTAGTGATGAAGAATATGGTAAGTTTGTTAAGTTTTTAGAACTTTATTATGAGTGGATGGCAGAAGAGAGTAATGTATCACAAGTTACTAATAAAATCGTAGATTATACTGACCTAGATCAAACTCTTGATTTATTCGTTTCGATGTTTAAAAGTGAACTTGCCGATAGTTTTCCAAATATTACAAGAATAAAAGGTTTACAGTTTTCAGATGAAAATGTAGAAGCAGATACTCAATCTTTAACTGAAACTACTTCTGATCAACACTTTTTTGCAGATGGAAATAACCATACATTTAAATTAAATTATTTCAGTCCTATATATTATCTTGGCAATCCAAATGATGATAGTTCTGTTGTCGATATTAGAGTTTTTTCTAATGCGGCTGGGTCTGCTAGAGGTACAGGAACTACTTTAGATGCAATCGTTGAACATCTTACAGATCCAGAACTGCAGTCTGGTGGGGCATTAGGTAGTTATGTAGAGTTAGTAGAAAATGTAGATTATATTTTAGATAATAATCAAATAAAATTCATAGACAGTAATGGCGACCCACAAAAACCAACTAGTAATGACTTAATAAAAGTTAGATTTTATATCCAGTCTTTGTTGGCAACAACTGCTACTGCAGACACCGAAGATGCTGTGAAGAAAATTGTTAGTGATGCCTCAGTTAAAAAAACGAGCTATACAAATCAAAAGAATTTTTTAAAGTTTATGAAAGAGTTCTACCAATCAAAAGGTACAGAACCATCTTTTAAGTTTTTATTTCGTGCTATATTTAATGAAGATATTGATATTTACTACCCCAAAACAAATATATTTAAATTGAGCAATAATGTTTGGGATTCTAATAAGAGTCTTAGAGCAATTCCATATACTAGAAGTGCTCCTACAGATCCAAAAATAGAAACTCCATATAAAGTCGTTGGAAAAACTTCCAAAGCGGAAGGTATTGTAGAATACTATAAAGATTTTAAATTGGGCAATAATCTAGTTAGAGAATATTTTATAACTAATATTATTGGAGAATTCTCTAGTAAAGAAAAAATTGAAATTTTTCAAACAAATAATACAAGCTATGAAGAAGAATTATATGAATGTGTTGTTGGATTTGAAATAACAAGCCCAGGCACAGACTATCCAAGAAATCGTGGACTGACCCCATATATTTCGTCTGCCGGTTCTGGCACAGGGTTCTCTGCTCTTATAGAACACACTACGCCTGGCCACATAGAAGAAATTGAAATTGTTGGTGCTGGTGAAGGATATATTACTGGAGAACAGATTGAATTTGCAGATACTGGCACATTGGGTTCTGGTGGTCTTGGCGAAGTTGCTGATATAAGTTCAACTACAACAAATTATGAAGTTATATTTAATCAAAACCCCGAGTCTCTAGAATATCCTATGACTGTTTTTGATATTTCTTTGAGCGGAGATATATATCCAGCAAATTCAACAAACACTGTAGTTTCTATAGAAAATATAGACACAAAATATGACGATGTTTTCATCCTATATGATTATGAAGCATTTCTTGGAACCGATCAGATCTTATTCAGAAATGATAATCAATATCAGGGTTATTTTTTAGATAAAAAGGCAAATGCACTTTCATATAGACACAAATCTTCACTAATGCCTGTAGAATTTCCTTTGGGAAATATTGTCAATATAAATCAGGGAGATCCAACAGAAACAAGAGTTAGACAAGATTTAGATTTAACAGTTACATCAGTAGATGCGGCTGGGGCGATTACTGGAGTTTCAGTAGTAAATGCCACAGCTAATACTACTTCCATATTCCCTGCAACAGTAGATCTACTGAGACAAGATGCAGTGTTGAACAATGGATTGGGATTTGGTGCTAATTTTGATGTTGTAATTACAAATAATATCATTAGCAATATTAGTCTTTCATCTACAGACAATTCCCAATTGTATTCAGTCAATGATGTTGTTAAAATATTGGGTAGCAATTTTGCCCCACAGGGCGAAGATATTACTCACGATGTGTTTGTAAAAATCACTGCAGTAACTGGTGGAGTTGTTGTTGCAGACATTGATGATACACAATATACTACCACATCTGAAAATGGCACTGGTGCTGTTTGGGATGTAGACACAACACAGGCGACATATCCAAAACTTATTTCTCTTCTTTTGAGTGATGCAGATTCAAATAATAATCCATCCCCAACTACAGGATATGTAGTGGGTGATACTTTTACAATTCCAGGCACTTTGATTGGTGGAAGTACTCCAGAACATGATTTGGTGATACAGGTGACAGAAGTTGACGATAGTGGTAGAATTAATGATTTCGCCGCGATCGGCCGCCCACAAGGTGGACAGATATCTGCATTCCAATTGATGGATCCAGCTAAGGCGATGCCGGATTCTGTAAATTCTTACTTTTCACCGACATATTCTGTAGATGTATCTGGTGGTTCTGATTTGAGATTTTCTGTAAACAAGATTGGTAATTCTTATGAAACAGTTGATCCGTTTGGCAAAGATAGGGGAAGCAATTATGTAGTTGGTTCTATCATAACTGTTTTGGGCTCGGAACTAGGCGGTGCCGACGGTACTAATGATTTAACGATACGGATTGATGAAACTGTAGACGGAAACGTTGATGGTTCTTTTGTTTCTGGTCAAGTCCGAAAGCTGTCTGTGTTGAATGGAACTGCTGCAAATTCAGATAGTTATTTAAATTTGAATGTAATGAATGGTAAGGGTCGTGGGGCAAAATTCGATGTATCGATAAATTCTGGAAACTTTTCTGCCACAGTTTCTCCTAGTTTTGCTGGTTCTGGATATGAAGTAGGTCAAACTCTAACTATTTCTGGACAAAGATTGGGATATCAGTGGATTAAAGATAATTTTGTAGCCGGATTATCTAAAGTAGGCGATAACGCACTATTCACTAATTTTGGCTATACGAGAACTAATGATATTGATGCAGTACTGGACGAAAAATTAACTTCTGGAGAATTGACATTAGACTTTTGGTATTTTAGAAAATCTATATCGGTTACTGATCTTTCATCTCCTGGCGGAACTTTGTTCTCTTTTAATGTTGAAAATACTGGCGAACAAAAATCAATCCTTTGGCAAAGACCAGATGGAACATTATTATTGGAAGATGGTGGTGGAAATCAATTAACTTCTGCTCAATTGGAATTTGGAAAATGGCATCATATTGCTATTCATTTCTCAAATGCCAGCACTACACTATATGTAGATGGCAAAAAAGAAGATACAATTTCAAGTGTTAATATGTTGCAATACTCATCTGGAACTAACTTTTATGTTGGTGCAAGACAAGAGGTGAGTGCAGATTATATTATGTTCGATTATACGTTAGGTTTCTTTGGTAGTATGAGGTTTACCTCAGGGCAGAGATATGAAGAACAACCAATAAATGTAGATGGAGATATCTTAGTTGAAGATAGGGGTACAGAAAATCCAATAAGTGGCAACGGATTAAATCCTATTCATGTAAATCCTGTTCCTAGTTATAGAACTATAAGAAACTCTACACAACAGCAAAATACTTTTACAGCAGATCAGGGCCAGACCATATTCGCCCTTGAATATGATGCATCACTCCAAGTCAATATATTAGTTAATGATGTATCAAATACAAACTTTACTGCAACAGACGGTGAGCAGATAATTTTTAATAGTGGGCTATCTGAAGGTGATATAGTAAAAGTTTCTTCGTATTCTAATATTGAAGATGATGTTGAATATATTATATACGACAACACAAACGCAGCTGCTGGTAATAAAATTTCACTGCGTCATGCTGATGCTACTGGAATATATTCTACATACAACTTACCAGATGGCCATTCGTTAAGAGTTAAATATTCTGCGCGGCCTCCTGCTGGAGTTTCTGGAACAAGACTTATAAGCAAAGGTGCTAATTATATTAGACAACCATATGGTTATGTGAGGAATAAAACTCTAAGTTATTCCTCACAGGGCGATGGAGCATTTTTCAAAGGTATGGGAAGTTCTATTGGTGGAATTAGTAAGGTAAAGATATTTGAAAGTGATATCCAAGATGAATATGATGGCTTTGGAGTAGGATATGACACAGCACCCACAATAGACCTTTCGAGCATAGGTAATGGAGATGCACAAGTAACAGTCAAGACAGGCCCTCTTTGTGTAAGAGAGGGTGCATATATAAACGATCAAGGGTTCTTATCTGATAATAATAGAATTACGGATAGTTATCTATGGCAAGACTATTCTTATGTTATAAAAGTTGGAAGATATATTGATGAGTGGAGAAAAATAGTTAAAAAGGTTCTACACCCAGCTGGTATGATGATGTTTGGTGAATATTCTATAACCACGACGGCAGGCCTGAGAAGAACTACAAACTCTGCGTGGAGTCAGTTGATTTATGAGATTATCAAAAATATTAATCTTAAAGTCAAAAATATGGATGGTTTGGGAAGATGGACTTATGGACACTCTGATGTTCAAGATACAAACAATTTAAATTCGCATGGAATACGAGTTACATATGACAATAGACAACCAACAATCGATAGTATGATTGATGGACTATATGCCGGTGTTGGTACTGGCGAAATATCCGATGACACTATTGGGGCAGCATCTGTCGATACTGGTTCGGGTAGATATGCACTTTTAGATAGCTCAAATGCAGATGCCCTAGATTGGAATTTGGTTGAAAAAATTGCATTGAATTATAAAGATGCCTTCGGCACTGATAATGCAAATTATTATGAATCTGAAATCATTGGAAATAACTTTACTGTATATGATACTTCAGATGCAAATATTATAAGTGATGAAT